GCCTTTTTAAGAATTGTAACCATACCGTCTATTGTAGAACCATGTGTAACAAATTCTTGTGACTCACCTTGTTCATTTGATTTAATTAAATCAAAATCTTTTATATCTTCAAGGTCTTGTATTGACGCCATACCTTCTACAATACTTTGATATAACATTGTAGGTACTTTTGTCCATGCTCTAAAATAACATGGTATCTTTTGTGCAACACCTGAATGATATACTTCATGTATCATACCACCATCAACTGCTGTTAGTACATCTATTAAGTCAGCATGATCTCTATATATGGCATTACAACCATATAATTTACCATGTGACTTTAAGAGATTTAAATCTAAATCTTTTCTACTTTCACCATTACCTATTAAAAATACACGTTTCATCTTGTTATTAAATTATCAGGTTTATCTATAGGCATACCAGTTCTATCAAACCATTTGTTTTTTACATTGTAAACATAGCCCAAAGAACCGTCTGATAGTTTGATTGATTTCTTATCAATCTTACCATCGTAGGTAGAACCATCTTTTAAAACTAATTCTAATGTGCCGTGTAGGTTTTGATAGATTCTATCAATTGTTTTATCACCATATTTGTTTGACTCTGGTATCATACAAACACCTCCTTCATAATAAATTTACATTTTGTTATATTGAAATTAACAAATGGTTTTAACTTGGTAATCTTAAATGACTTTTCAGGCCAGATAATAGTTTCGGTAATTTCTTTATCCCAATTTTTACAAAACGACAATATCTTATCCAAGATGATGAATGTTTGTACTCCAATTTGCTCTGAAAGAAGTAACCGTAGCAATCTTGGATGTTGGCCATTAGATACACGAAACACATCATCAAAAGAAATACTATCACCATCAATGATATTACGGACCAATAAGCAATCATTTCTAAAATTATACGTAAATGCTTGATTAAACTTCTTCCACTTTGTATAATTTGTTTCTCCATCTGCTCTAACTAAATTTCCTATCCATGTTTTTGAATTATGAAAGAAATTGCATATAAAATATTCTAACATTTCTTCCTTATTGTATTTAGTTGTAAGTTTATGAAAGAAAAACCTATCGTTACGTTTTAAAAATGTATTAAAAGTTGCATTAACTTTGGCATTGTGTTTGTAAAAATCATAATTAGAGGAAGTGAAGTGTAGTTTAATAGCCAAATATAATGTATATGCTTCATAACTGTTCATATAGGTAAAACTGCTGTACTTGATTTTTCAACCATGTTCAGTTTTTGTGCTTCTTCTTTTATTTTTTCTTTTAAGGATTTATTAATTAAAGGACCTACAGATGATAAGTCAATATCGCTTTCTTCACAATAACTTATAACTGCATCCATATAAGTTATCTTTTTCTTTTTGACAATATCTTCAACTATAAGACCAAACTTTTTACTATTCATTAAATTCATATATTCATTATATCACTTGTGAGTGATTTTGTCAAGCCTGTTTCTGTTAATCGGTACAGGCAAACCGTTTAGCAGTATTAAGCTGCTATTGCTAAATTGTTAGCGTTTGTAAATTGACATTACGGTGTCAGCGATTAAACTCCAATAAGTTTTAACTGTGAATCGATACCACACATCCCCCATAAGCACACTTGAAATCAATGTGTTTATGGTGGAGATGCCGAGAATTGAACTCGGGTCTTCTCCAGGTATTTTCTTACCTTCAACGTTTAATTCTTTTGTGGCACTACTAAATCAAATGTATGAAATAAAATACATCTTTCAAGTCCACTTGGTATATCTAATACAGCAATTGATTGTGTATTATCTTCATTTACCATATAAGTTATCATATAAACTGGTTCACCATCTTCTACCATACCTGTTCTACCTAGTGTTAAGTGATATGGTTTAAATTTATAGTGATCAACATAAGTTTGTATAGCATTTACTGTACCACATAAAGCAGGTACCTGTTGCATATAAACTTCATTACTAAATTCTTCATGCTCGGCATAAACTACAGTTGAAAATAATATACTTAAAACTATTAAAATCTTTTTCATATTTCCCTTTAGCTGTTATGGTCGCAAGTAGGATATATTAAATCACCTTTTTGATTAATTCGACTATTGACTCTTTATTAACTATTTATATTATTTCTGTCAAAAAAGTCTTTAGTGTGTTTGTAAAACAACTCTTGGTGTTCTTTGATTTTATCTTCGGTATGTATCCATTCTTGTACAAAACCATCTTCACATGTGGCTAATATAACAGTTTGTTCTATTTTGTGATTTGGATATAGCTCTTCATACATTTTTGCATATGCCGAACATTGTAAAAAGTTAGCATAATTGTAATTGGCATCCCTTTTCTTTGTGGAGGTCTTAAAATCAATAACTGATAGTTTACCCCTATACTCAGCAATACAATCTACCTGACCTGCAACACTTATTTCTTTTGAGTATAGGTATTCTTCTAGGCAATGTATGTTATCTATTCTAGCAAGATATGGTTTAATAATTCTAAAAAGACCTAGTGGTGTAACAGCAGTTATACCTACTGACTTCTCGTCTTCGTTCTTTAAATGGTTTTCAATTAAAGTGTGGGTAGTTTTACCTCTATTAACAGCAGACGTTGATATGTAGTTAGCCATTTTCTCACCAACTGCATTTCGCCATGCCTGTAGACCTGCTTGTTTTTCGGGTATTTGTCCTAGTATTGATGTAACGGAAGGCATATTAACACCATCAATAGTATAATATCTTATACCATTTTGATTTTTACCTTTCACACCTAAACTTTTAGGCAATACTTCTTCATTCAATTTAACATGTTTAAACATAATATACCTTTCCGTATAATTTATATAATCATTATATCACTTTTTGTCAATATTGTCAAGCCTATAATGGTTTGATTTTTTCATAACTATAAGGCAATTTGTTATATAAAGCAAGTGGATTGTTCTTAATTTCTAAAGTTTTATAATCTTTAGGCTCTGTTTTCCTTATTGTATTCCAGAAAGTGGCAAAACCACTTTTTTGTTTATCATTCCAATCATTACCATAAGAAGAATATTCACTACATAATGGTAAATATATTGTAGTATCGTAACCTCTTTTTGTCCAATGTAAAGCACCTATTTTCTTGTTATCTAAAACACAGCCTGATGTTTCTGTACCACCTATTATTATTCTAGTTTCTAAAGCATCAATTTTAAATTGTGGTCTTTTTTCTTTCACTATTTGTAAAAAAGTTTCAATATCTATATCTTTAAAACCATATTCAGTTTCTTTTGTCAAGTCATATACATTCCACTTTTCGTTCTCAGCATAATGACATAACTGTTTTAATTGAGGATCACGTATTTTTCCCCATTGATTTTTTAATTTTTCTGAAGAGGTTTTAATATTAACGTGGTTGAATACTACAATACATTTATCTCTGTTTATGTTTCTTTGATTTAATATGTTCATCAAAGCAACATATCTTTTGTTTAGATAATTCTGATCTTGTAATTTATTAAAACCCTCAAAATCTATTAATAATATAAGAGTATTCATTATATACCTTTTTGCATATACAAGTCTATGATCTTGTCTTGCTCTAGTTTTTTATCATTATTAAGACGTTCAAACGCTCAGCTGGGATTGTACGGTTCATATACCGTCTTACCATCATCATTTCTGTACGCTCTTAATACTTGTTTTCTGTTGTCTTCAGCATTCTTATACGAACAATGAATCCAACCGCTATTAGGTTCTTCTGGATTGTGAAATTCTAATATCAATTGGTCAAAATCTAAACTATCAATAATATATTTTGCTAGATCAGCATTCGCAATGCCAAAGATTTCAAAGTCCGCAGCTTGCCCTTTGGCATGCTGTGATTTCATTGATGATCCTATTTTCACACATAACTCTGGTGATCTGTACCCACTAGATACTGATACTACCTTGCCATAGTGATCTCTTACTTTTTGTAGAACATTATCACATAGTTTTTTTAAATTATCCATATGATCTTCGCTTGGATTATTACTAATACCATATCTATCTGCTGTTTGAGAAGCAGTTAGTTCTTTAAGCGAAAAGTTTTTGCTTAGTTGCATTTAATTTATCCTTTGCTATAAGTTTTATTTTCTTTAAGGTTCTTATATCGTACCATAATTTAGTTGATCTGTCTTGTTTTCTTTTATCTTCAATTTCATTCACCGCTCGTTTTAATTCTTTGTGATGAGCTTTTACTTCTAACATATTATCCCCTTGTAAGTTTTAGTATTTTATCCATCTGTGCCTTAATAATTGGTCCTCTATTAGGCCAATGTATATAAGGTTCGTTGGTTTTTGAAAGATTATACAAAAACGGTAGTATAGTCTTTTCAATCTCTTTAAATCTCGCTGATACGTCAGCGTCCTGTATCTCTTTATTAACAGAATCTTTCTCTGCTACAATTTGCATAATTTCATTCATCATAGACTTTATATCGCCTACGTCTGCTTTAACTTTTGCAATCTCTAAATTAGAGTCTTCTACAACCTTCGGATCTATTGCTGGTGTGTCTTCAACTGGTTTCTTTGATACAGGAGTAAAACCATAATCTACATCGGTATCAAACTCCCTCATAAAATCAGGTATGTCTGCCATTAGTTTTCTCCTTGTTTAGGTAGGTGCAATGAGCGGATTGACTTATTAGACTCTGGTATACGACCGTTGTTTTTCAGTTGCTCGCTCTGCACCCCTATATTATTTAGATTTTGCACTTTGTCTAGCCTTGTGTTTTTTCATAACTTGCTCTGTTTTGATTTGTTTTGTTGACTTTGTTCCCATTTCATTTGCTAAAGCACTCATTGGGTGTGCTTCTGCTACTTTTGATAATGTTTCTTTCCAACCACTATCTGTTCTATAACTAGCACCACTTACACCTGCAACAATATTTACTGAATTTATAATCTGTCTGATGTGTTTATTTTTTAAAAGATAATTTTCCATTTCAGAAATAGTCATCATCTCGGTAAACTCTTTACCAGTTTTTTTATTTTCAAATGTATAAAGTGGCATTAATTTAATGATAGGTGATATAGTAACTGATTAGTTGCTAAAAGCATATCTTCTAATATACTTTGCAAGTCTATTTGAGCAACAACTTCTTTATTGTTTGATAGTTCGTTAATTCTATCTGCTTGTTTTTTTACTTCAGCTTTTACTATTTGAACATCAGCATAATTTAAAATGCCTGGTCTTAATTCAGCACTAAATTTAATTCTTCTACCAGTTTTACCTTGATGTGTTTCAACAAACTCGTCAAGCATTTTATTAAATTTAATATAGTACTCACCTAAGCTTTCATGTTCAGAATATGACTTTGTTTGCCAATGATAAGATTGAATATCATTCAAAAAGTTAATATTTAATTGTATAAATTCTTCTATTTTACTCATATTATTATTTAGTATTTGCTATTTCTACTATCCTTTGTATTAGACTACCTAGTCCATTTTGTCTTTGCATTGTTAATAATTCTTTTATACCTAAAGGTAAAAAATCTTCAATTGTTAAACCAGCAACTTCATCTTTAGAACAATTGTTAACAAGATCAGTTACTAGTTTAGCTGTACCTTTTGTTATAAAGGCATCAGCATCTATTTTATATATCATTGTATTATCTTCTTTTGTTCCACCTATTAACCACAAGTTACTAGCACAACCACGTATTCTATTTTCTTCAGTTTTTACTTCATTTGGTAATGATGGTACATCTTTTGCTATGTCAATAAGATATGCAAGTCTATCGTGGCCTTGCAACATTTTAAGGTCATCACCTTTTTGTACTATTTTTTCTTTTAACATTTAAAATCCTACCGTAGTTTGGCCAACCAAATTTGTCAGGTGACTCTCCTATATATCTCCAACGTATAACTCCTGTATTAGGATTTCTTTCATAAATTTTAGGCTGTTCTATTTTGTTTTTTTTGTTCATTTTTAATTCCTTCAGCAAACCACTCTGGCATTTTAGCAGGTGATT